GGAGCATCTACTCCAACAGGAGGCCCCGCTAACTGCCCCCTACATCCCAACGAAAAACATGACCAAGCTCGGCCAGGAGATCATTCGACTGGCCTACGCCAACGAAGACAAGCCCGGAAAGGTCGCCCGAGAAGTGCTGCGCCTGCTTTCCCAGAAAGGCATGGGATCGTGAAAGTGATGGCAGATTTCCTGATGCTTTGTAATGGCCTCCCTCATAAAATCCGCCGAATAGTTAGGCTATGATAAAAATTGCACGTGATGGGCAGGAGATTGGAGAGTTGGAGAATACCAAAGACGTTCTCAACGAAGTTGCGATTGGCAAGGTGAAGCTCACAGACCTATTCTGGGAACCCGGCATGGATGATTGGCGCCCGATCCGAACGTTGCCTGACGCAGAAGCCTATGCTCCAGAAGCCCCACCGATTCCAGAATCACAGCCTGAGTCCAGCTCTACTCCGCCCGTGGAGGTAGAAGAGAAAGAGCAAACAATCCCCGTGTATCCGCCCCCTAAAGATGAATCCATTTCAGAGTGCAGTCGCGGCATCTACATCGGGCTTGCTATTTTTTTCGGCGCCCTTGGTGTCCATAACTTTTATGCCAACCGGACCAACATCGCCATTGCACAGGCGCTCATTTCTATTCTGACTTTCTGGTCAATCGTGATCCCGATTTGCGTGTGGATAATCGCAATCTTTGAATCAGTTTCGATCACCAGAGATGGCGAAGGGAGGGTGTTTAAGGGAGCCTAGCCTAGCCTCTCCTTCAGTTTGGCCAGTTGCCACTCGATCGCCTCGATCGCCTGCATCGCAATCGGGTCAGGGCCGCCGCGGTCGGAATCTCGCGGCATTGGTTGATCCCTCTCATGAGAATGCATCAACTCTTGCACACCGGCCCGAAAATCCATCAGGTCCACTTTGGCGCCAGGGCATGATTTCGATGTCCGAGGGTCATCCCGGTGGCCATTGATTGAGTCTACACCCCATCCGGTCTGCTCCAGAATTGCGGCTGCCGCCCGGGCGGCCATGTTCCAGCAGGCCAGCCCTCGGCCTGAATAGGGATCTTCGGAGTCATAATCACCGAGCACTTCAATCCCGATGTGGGAGCGGTTGAAGCTGACGGCGTGAACGCCTCGCTCATCCAGCGGGCTCATCCCGAAGATCTGATCATCGTCGATGAAAAGGTGCGGGCCCCTGCTCCATCCAAGCGTGCCCTGGTAGTAGCTCTGGATGTTCTGGATGTGTTGGGCCTTGAGCCCGTTCGGACGCTGCCGGAGGGAAGGGGAGGCCGTGTGATGCATGGTGATCCCGCGAGCCCAGGAAAGGTCAACGGTGCGCAGATAATCCGCGAAGCTCGCCCCATCCCACACTCGACCAACAAGGGAGAAACTCATGGGGATGGGATCGCTTTGCTTTTGATGAAACTCCGGCCCGCGGTGTAGGAACCGGCGATTCCCGTATTGGCCAGGATGGCGGAGATCAAAATTTCAGGATCGATAGAGATGCCCCAGCGGGACAGAAAGCCCGATCCCACACCAATCGCGAGATTGATCACCATGGCAATGACAGAGCCCTTCCACTCAGTGGTCTGGCTCCCTGTTTTTTGTGCTTGTTCTGTGCTCATGCGTTGCTGTCGTTTGGCATTATGGTTAAACCTTTCATGCGACCAACAAGGATGCGGCATCGAATTAAGACCGATGGTGAAATCGACTCACTGTGATGCGTCGCGAAACTGCAATAGGTGATCGCTCGGCAGTCCGGATTCTTGTCCAGATGCTGGCTGGCGATGTAGAACCAGGCCGAGTGCTTCACTCCCTCGGCTTCATAAACATCTTTGATTACGCTAGGCGGTAGCCCATTGGTGGAGAATAGCATGGACCCCCGAGCCACGATGTGGTTGAGCCTAGACACGTAGTCATCGTCTAACTCGAAGTGAATGTATGAAACAGGATCCTGGGAGCCCTGACGGTATTGATAGACCGCAGTCATCCATCTGGGATTTCTTGATCCATTCCATGCCCGCAGGATCATGAACCGGTCGATGCATGTATCGGAGACCAACGCTTTTAGCTCTGCATGAATTTCGCCCCACTCCTCGATGAAATCAGTGAACGATAGAGCGGCCTGCTGAAATCGCATTTCGGATTCAGCCTGCGTGCGGAGCTTTCGGTTCTTGTTCGCCAGATACCCGAACCATGCTGTTGATAGCACTCCGAGAAACCCAAAGATAGCGACTAGAACATCCTTTTCCATCACCTGAAAAATTGAATGCCAGCCTACGTGTTTTCCAGCCTCAGAAATGGGCGTTTCTCTGGCGGAAGACGCAATCCCGATGGATCCTCTCGCAGATTTCGTATCCGGCCTCCTTGAGCCAGTCTATCACAGCCTGGTCGTCTCCGAGCCCGTTCAGCTCAAGCATTATGATCGGAGAAGATCCCTCAATGGTTCCCACTGCTCCCTTCAGTGCCTCCAGCTCATTCCCCTCGAGGTCGAGCGCCAAAAGGCCGACGTTCTTCAGGCAGAGTTGATCGATGCTCAAGGCGGGGATGGCTTTGCCAGCAGTCGAGCGATCAATCCTCCACGTTCCCGAGTTCCCTCCTTCGTTCTGCTTCAGGCTCACCATCCCTGGAAGGCCAGAAATCGCACATGGAAAGGCCCTTACGTTGGAGGCATAAGGGAACACGTTTGACGTAAGGCAGTGGAAATTCTCTTGGCATGGCTCGAAGGTGTAGACCTGCTCGAAGATGGACGAGAGAAGCCTCGGCCAGATGCCGCATCCTCCTCCGGCTTGAACAACACTTCCCCACTTTCCCACATGCTTTAGGGCCGCATCGAGGTCGTTGACCGTGTGGCGACTTGCCCAGAGACCATCGTCGTCCTTCGGCCATAGCCAAGGCCCATGCATCCCTCCGATCGTATCGTTGCGCCACTCTTTCATTTCTGCGGCACGGTCCACCATCGGTTTTCGGTGTCATGGGCGAGATGATGCACCCATTGGAAATATTCGTGATACATCGGCGCCACGTTCTCCATGAGGTAACGCTCGGCGTGCTTCCGCACGGCGGCCCGACTCAATCGTGGAGCGTCCTCCACGGCCCTCACATACTGAGCATAGTTGCGGCAACGATACCCGCTCACCCCCTGCACCACCGTCTCCGGGAAGGCTCCATTGTCAGACGTAATCACGGGAGTTCCAGAGAGCATCGCTTCCACGGCGACCCCGCCAAACGGCTCGTTGTAGAGGGTTGGCACCAGGCATGCCTTGGCCGCTCCCATGAGCTGCTTTCGTTGCTCGACGTCAGCATAGCCGACGCACTCCACGTTATCAGGAATCTCGAGGCTTGAGGGAATGGCATTCTCCAGTTTCCCTTGGCCGGCGACAACTACAGGGATCTCTGTATCGCGAGCCAGCCGCACGATGATTTCCATACCCTTTCGAGGGATGACCCTGCCCAGATACAGGAAATATCCGCCCTCCCCGTTTTGGTCGATGAAGTCCTTGGGATCAAAATAGTTTGGGATCACCGTATCCATTTGCCATGGATCGAGATCAGCCTTCTCTGCTGCCTCTCGGTTGCCGTGGCAGTTGTTGAGGATCGCGTAGGACTCAAACACCCGGAATGTGGCGAATGTGCTGGAGTAGCCGATGCCAGGCTCGACGACCTGCACATCTTCCAGCCCGAGAGCGGCCCCTCGGGTGCCCGACCAGAAATGAAGAATGAAGTCTTTGGGCTTTGCTGTCTGCCTTAGAATCTCTCGGGTTCGCTCGTTGTAGATTCTCTCAATCTCCTCATTCTGGGCATCAAAGAATACCTCGCGCCAGTCGCCGCGATCTCCGAAGGCTTTCTCCCAGTCCCCATCAAAGATGGTGTCGTGATGTTGAACATAGGCCGGCAGTTCATGGTCAGGATGGCCATAGTGGTGAACCTCATAGCCGTAGTCCTCCATCATTCTTGCCCACTTGAGAACCTTCTGCGTGTAGGCGCAGAGCGAGTATTTCTCCGACGTGGCTGCATAGGGAGGAGTCAGAAGGTGGAATCGCATGTTCTCCCCTGGCGTCGTGTTGAAAGGCTCGGTATGGACTCCTGTGGGGATCACTGGAGTTTCCCGGCCCCTCTCAGTGTGCAGCTCGATGAATCCGCGGTCTGCCAAGCCTCGTGGATTCACCATGATCAGCCTGACTCCGTGCTTTCGACAAAACTGCTTTGCGAGCTCCCACCCTCCCATGATGAGTCGCCTTGCTCCGTCGAGATGCCCGCTGGGCCCAGACTCGCCAATCCTCCCGCCATCAAGGTCGGCGCCGACCACGTAGATTTCTGAGAGGCCCATGTAGACCATCATCTGGAGAGCTGTGAACGCCACGCTATTCGATGTCTCAAACGGCGGCTCGTCGGTGAATGATTTGGGAAGCGGTACGCTGAGGAATCCATTTTCCTCCTGAATCGGCCCAGTGTGAGTGCGGACTATTCCCGCGCAGTTTGCCCGTGCTTCTCGCTCGTCTTGAAAACCAAAGTCGCCAAACCACTTGGCCACATGCGGAGTGAATTCCATCACGGTTCCCGCATCGCCCGAATAGCTGCGAGGGTTCCCGGGGTGACCACGATCCTGAATCAGATAATGATCTAGCTGCCATCCCTCCTCGTGCAGGATGCTATTGACGCCGAAGGAAACCATCGATGAATCCTGGCGATAGCTGGCCAGGCTGGGCCCGGTTAGAAGCAACTCGCCGCACTTGCCTGCATAGGCATCCCGGTATGACTCAATAGTCAAGGCGGGCGCCCAATGCTCTCGAAGAAGCCGGCCCTTGGAATTGTTCTGAGAAGACGCAAACGCCTGCTTGGGGGATGGCTCGCCATGAAAAGCAATCACCTGCCAATCTTCCGGGGGATCGCCTCCCCACTTCCACGAGATCGCCTTGCGGGCATCAAAGTAGGCGTATGGAAGCGAGCGCTCTTTGAAATACGCCTGGATGAATTCCTGATCCCCTGCGAAGTGCAGAACTGATTCCTCCTCGTGCTCAAGGAATTCGTCAGGGATTTCTCTCAGCCTTTCCGATTGGCGCCAGGTCATCACTGCCGATCCGAATCGGTAGGGCTTACTCAAATAGGCAAAGTCATTCAGGATGCGGAAGCCCTTTGTCCCTGGCTCGATGACCTCCTTGAATTGAGGGCCAATCAGAAGATCCAAGTCGAGAAACGTCACCGAGTCGCCGTCTTGAATCTCTGGGCAGTCGAAAAGCATGAGCTTCGACCACCATCCATTTACGTATCCTCTGGGGACAGGTCGCGCCTCGATGTAATTTGGGAGCGCCTTTGGCTTCTCGGTGTAGCAGATGAAGCGATAGGCTACATCTGGAAGGGCCCGCCTAACTGCGTGCCAAAGGTTGATTGTGTGAGCGTGGTTGTATTTATCTCCGACGTTTAGTGTGATTATGTAGTTCATGGGGTAAACTGATTCCAGTAGCCGCCGCTTGGCCCAAAATACCAATACCAGTGGCCTGTCTCAGACGGCCCAACGGCGCCACCTGTCGATCCTCCAGGGCCGGTTTTCCCGGTCCTTCCGGTTGGACCTGTGCAGCAAGGCCCTGTTTTTCCGGTTTTTCCTGTCCTGCCGGTTCTCCCGGTTTTTCCTGTAAAACCTTGGACGCCCTGAGTTCCTATTCCGGTTCTCCCGGTTTTTCCTGTCCGTCCAGTTAGGCCGACTCCAGTCCGTCCCGTCAACCCTACATCCCCCGTTGCCCCTCGTGGCCCTGTTCGACCAACTCCAGTTTTTCCCGTTCTCCCGGTTTTCCCGGTTAATCCAGTGAACCCCTGGCTCCCTTGGGTTCCTACCCCTGTTAGCCCTACGCCGGTTCTCCCGGTTTTTCCGGTCCTCCCCGTGCGGCCTGTTCGTCCCGACATTCCGTCGTCGCCATCAAGCCCTGATCCTGTTAGGCCAACACCCGTTCGTCCGGTTTTTCCGGTTCGTCCCGTTAAGCCCGAAGCCCCTCCCCCTGGCCCGGTTTTCCCCATCGGCCCTTGAATCCCTGCCCCAGTGAGCCCGATTCCCGTGCGCCCGGTTTTTCCGGTTCTTCCAGTCCTTCCCGTGCGCCCTGACATTCCATCGTCGCCTTGCGTTCCGACGCCTGTTTGACCCCGTGTCCCTGTTCTCCCGGTTTTTCCCGTTCGTCCGGTTTTCCCGGTAACTCCAATCCCGGTCCGCCCCGTTCTGCCGCGATCACCCGTCAACCCCTGCTTCCCGGTCCTTCCGGTTTTCCCTGTGCGACCGGTTTTTCCAGTTTTGCCAACTCCAGTTTGGCCTTGTGCCCCCTGAGTGCCAATCCCGGTTAGGCCAATGCCCGTTCTGCCAGTTTTTCCGGTTTTCCCCGTCCGCCCCGTGCGCCCTGACATTCCATCATTGCCGCCCGATCCTGTCAGCCCCACGCCTGTCCTGCCGGTTTTTCCGGTTCGTCCGGTTTTTCCTGTCCATCCTGTCACCCCCTGACCGCCATCTGATCCTGTTAGGCCAACACCCGTTCGTCCGGTTTTTCCAGTTTTCCCCGTCCTTCCCGTCAACCCTGACGCACCCCCACCAGGGCCAGTTTTCCCCATCGGCCCTTGAAGGCCAAATCCCGTCAGCCCCACGCCTGTCCTGCCGGTTTTCCCGGTTTTCCCGGTTTTTCCTGTGCGCCCGGTTTTCCCGGTCAGGCCAATTCCGGTCATTCCGGTCCTGCCGATGCTTCCGGTTTGCCCGCGAAGCCCGGTCTTTCCAAAGCCGGTTTTCCCGGTGATGCCCATCACCCACGGCAGCTCTAGATTTGTCGTCGGCAGTCCTGTTCCACCTCCGTAATCTGTGACAACGAGATATTTCCCCATTGCCCCAGTCGGGCCAACTGGCAATTCTCTTTCCCGCGCCCTGTCAGAGTAATATTCTATTCCGTGGCGGTAGTAGACGACGGTGATTTTGCCGCTTGAGTTTGTGGCATCGAGAATGTGCCAAGCGTATTTCCCGACATCGCCCGCGCTCCCAGGAGCGTCGTAATTGTCGGGAGTGTGCTTTTTGAGCCCTGTCGGTTTCGAGGTTCGCCATTCCGTGGTCACCGATGTTATGGCGCCGTCCTTGTCGGTGTCTGCGATCACCCAAAGCTGCTCTGTGCCTGTGATAGTCCGCGCAACGCCAGGATCACAATTATGCACCGTGTCCCCATCCTCGGTCAGGTCTCCATCATCAACGAGAATTTTCCCACCCTTCTCTATCGTGTAGCCAAACCCTTGAGAGATATTTGTCGCCGGCTCCGTGGTTGTATTGCTACGCGGCGCCTGGTGCCCTCCAATCGACTGCGGGGATTCATCGGGCTCCTCATCCCTCGTGCGGAAAGTCTGCTTAGGGAGCATCCTGGCGAGCCTGAGCGACTCAAGGAAATCTTGCGGAGAAAGATGCTCGGATGGGCCGAAGGTGATGGTATCGCGGCCCGTTTGGAGATCCTGCGAAATCGTCTGGATGGTGCCGCCCGGAATGAGGACATCAGTGCCATCCACCAGCTTTATCTTTTGACCAACTGCCGGCGGCCCGTCAGGAATGATTTCGGTGCCATCTCGAAGCTCGACTGGAGAACCATCCCGGAGCGTCACCGTGCCAGGGTCGTCGATAACCGACCCAGCCTCTTCATCGATCAGTGTAACCGTCCCCTCGTAGGGAAGTGAATCAAGTGACTCGTAGTAGGCTTGAGCTAGACCCGAGGGAGTGGCCTCCGCCGGCGCCGACTTCACAATCTTCTTGTAGACCTTGTTCTGTGCGTCGGTGCCAGTGACTTCGATAGAAACGCGAATCGCTGGATAGGACGTCCCCCCGACGTCAATCTGATCCGTGAAGATTGCCTTAGACGCCGCTGTTTGAGGGTCGTTGTCGTAGGCGATGACAGCATCAATGCGCAACCGCTCCGCACGAACATTCATCCAATCCTCAATGTTTCCATCGAGCAACTCCCGCGGATAGTCCTCCGGGTCGGTGGAATCGGCGAGCGTGTTCTCTGGGTCGATCGCTTCCGGAAGCGTGGAATCAGAGGGCCGCGCAAACTCGACGGTGAAACCTCCAACGATCCAATCGTCGAAAGCAAAGTTGTTTAGCCATGGCAGGTGATCGCGCATCCACCGTTCCATGTAGCCGCCATTGAAACCGAGCGAGGTCGTGCCCGTGGGGATGGCTCGCGTGCGGATCTTCTGTTTTTGGTGTGATCGAGCTGAACCTCTCAGCGGAATCGTTGCCACAATCCCGCCAGGAGCTCGGCCTGTGGCATCCGCCGGATAGATGTCGCTCTCGACGGTCGTGTAGGTGTTCCCGTCAAAGTCGTGATCCTTCTCGTATTTGAATTGGACGAACGGCGGAACCAGATCCTTCCGGTGAGTGTATCGCGTGCTGACGACTCGTCTATCCGTGGCATCTAACTCATAGAGCGTGGTCGGCTCCACAATGTGGAGGATGGGAGTTTCCGCGGAGTAATCGAAAGAAGCGACGGCGCCTGGATGCCAACGCATGATCGATCGCACGACTTCCGCGCACGTCTGATCCCGTCCCTCAACACTCCAGACTTGCTGGCCGGCGAGGACATTCCCGATGCCGAAAGGGGCGGCCAACCCTGCCTCCTGAACGGAGGCGATTACGTAGGCCAAGATCGCGTCGAGCTGGTCGCCGGTTGTGATCAGCGTGCCGGCGTCGTTCATCCCAAGCAGGACGTGAGAACGGAGCGCGGATTTCAGCTCGACGGGCGAACCGCTGACGCTGGCATCGAGATCAATCTCAGACCAGTTCTGTTGGAAGACGAGGTTTTCTAGATACCACCATGGCCCAGAGATCTCGAACGTCTGCCCCTCGGATCCATCCTGATCTCCGATCCATGGGAGCTTGGTGACGATCCCCTGAAACCATTTCAGGTTATTCCGGTAGACCTTAATCGTGTCCCCATAGGAAAATGGCGGGACAGGGTTTGCCTCAACCGGGCTGGCATCTCTGAGCTCGATGGGGGAGAGATCACGAAGCACGATGTTATCCACGCCATCGACATCTGGAACATCGACGATTTCGAGCGTCAGGACATCAGGTGTCATGCTCTGCACCCTGCGGGAAGCCATCGTCACTCCCCACGCCTCAGCGGATTGTCTCGTCCCCTTGTGCTCGATTTCCCAGAAGGCCATGGCTATCGCTGATTGCGCAGGTTTTTCACCTGCCCTTGAAGATTGTCTATGGTGGAGAGAGCGCGGGCCATCTCAGATTCCAGAGCAGCAGCCCGAGCCCCAACAGAAAGCAGCCCCTGAACGCCCGACTGTTGGGTTGCGAGGATTTGAGCAAGGATTCGGCGAAGGCTGGCCGTTTGCTCCTCAAGCACGGCACCGAGTCGCTGGGCATCCTCATTCGTCGATGTGACTGCCTGCTGAGTGATGTCGCCGACTCCCGCCAGGTTGCCCTGGCCGACTCCCTCAGAAACACCCTCAATCCTTCCTTGCTGGGCAGGATCAACGGCAATGGCCGCCAGTCGCTCCAGCGTGGCCGCGATTCCCCCGAGCACGTCGCCTCCTTGATCCTGTAGCGTCGAGAATCTATTCTCTTCAGCTTTCGCTCGCTCCTTCCGTTGGTTGGCCTGAGCCGAGGAAACCGCGCTCTGTGTCTCTCCTTGGGCAAGCTGGCCCTGGAGCCTGGCCTTTTCGCGCTGGAATTCGATCTCGTCTTGCAAAGCCCGAATCTCTCTGGCGTGGCCCGCCCGCGTAGCCTCAAATTCAGATGTTAGGTCGGTGACTTCCTGCTTGGCGTTGGCGAGTGCCTCCTGCGCTGATTTCAGCTCAGATCGGGCTTGTTTCTTCCTCTCGTCATCAACAGGTAATTCTTGGCCCCGCTTCAAATCAAGAAGCTGGCTTTCAAGCCGAAGGCGCTGGTTGCGAACCGACAGCTCAAGGAAACTTGGCCCCAAGCTTCCATCTTTTTGAAGATCGGCCTCACGCTTTTCCAGTCCGGCAATCTTTGTCTCAAGCCGATTGATGAAGTCTTGGCGGGCCGACCCCGGACGCCCCCTCAACTCCGCCTCAAGTGAGGCGATCTGATTGGCGAGCTTTGACTCCTGTTCAGCCTGAAACGATATCTTCTGTTGAAAATCAACACGCTGTTGCTCTGCCAGCTCCAGCGTCCGCTGGAGCCCCTGGATCGTGTTCTGTGAAGTGGCCTGGCCAGCGGCTTCCCTCGCTGCACCCTTCCGCCGCTCCTTCTCCAGTGGGCTCAGGGTTTTGTCTCCCTCGATCTCCTGAATCTGGAGTTTCAGCCGAAGGTCCACCAGTTCATTGGCTCGCGTGACATTCTTCTGAATCGACCGCTCAAGCCGATCGTAGTTTGCAGCCAACCGAGAAATGCTGGCCTCTGCTTCCTCCGCCCCCTGTTTGGCTGCTGCTTGCAGGTCAGCGACGATCTCCTTGACCTTCTCCGTCTCCTCTGCGGCCTTGTCCGCGATTTTCTCGATCTGCTGGGGCATCAGGCCCAGGAACCGGAGAGTGCCGATCAGTGCCGCCGTAAGGCCATTGAGCGAGGAAATCATCACCCTTACTCCCGCCTTGAACGGCGCTGCAAATGGAGTGGCCACGGCAGCGGTGAACTGCCCCCAGGCATCCCGAAGCGTCGAGATCAGACCGTTGATGGTCTTCGATCGACGCTCCATCTCGCCCTCGAAGCTCTTCAATGTAGATTCCAGCAATCCCCATGCCTCCTCCCCCCGAGTGCCTTCCTTGTGCAACTCACGGAGCTTGAATGAAGTGTCAGCCGAAATAAGGCCCAGCTCCTGAAGTCGGAGGGTTGATTCGCCAATCTCCCCTTTGCCGGATTTCAGGGCGGCATTGAGCCGGCCAACGTGGAGCGCCACATTTTGGATTGTCTGGTCGAGTGATTCGCCTGGCCGCTGGGCGACCGCCGCAGCATCACCCACAAGTCGCAGGCTCTCTTCGGCGCCGAGCGCGTTCCCCGAGAGCGTTTCAAGAACACGGCTGGCCGTTGCCAGTCCGGCGATTGAGAGCGGCGTCTTGGCCGCAAACTCGCGCATTTCCTGAATGCGCTGCTGTGCTTTGTCTACCGACCCAAGGAGTGTCGTAAAGGATGCCTCCAGATCCTCCGTGACGCCGATCGTCCCAATGCCCTGGCGGACGATTCCGACGAAGCCAAGAAACCCTGCGGCCAGTGCTGCAATCTTGACCGTGGCCGAGGAAGCTCCGGAAGCGATGGCATTGAAGAAACCACTGAGCCGGCCACCGACCGGGATGGCGTTGTTCAGCTCCTGAAGCTTGCCCTTCGTCCGGTCGATCCATTGCGTTCGCGGCCCCTTGGAAAGCTCGTCCTTGGTCCTTCGGATGGCCGGTTGAACCTGCTGCACCCGTTGTTTGAGCGTTCCGAATCGCTGCTGGAGTCGAGCCAGTCCGCGGTCATCGAGATTACCGACCTTGAGCCCCTTCAGGTCTTCCTTGGTCTTCGCAATCTGCTTTTGCAGTTTCCGGAATTCCCGAGTCCCAACGTCCGCTTTAGAGAGCGCGGCCTCTGCCTGCTTCAGCTCCTTCTCTAACTCATCGACGGACGTCTGCGCCTGATCGACGGTTTTCGTCAGGTTCTTGAGATCGGCCTGAGTCTTCTTGGCACCGTCTCCACGGGCCTTTGTCTCAATACCGATACTGTAGCGCTTGTCTTCAGCCATCGCGTTAGGACGGAGCGGTCACGATCTCCATTTGGCCGCCCATGATCGTGACGGTGTGGAAAGTAAGAGATGCCCGCGCCTCGCCGGGAGCGGACAGAATCACGGCGTCTTTGAGCGTCAGCTCATAGAGAGTCGCCGCCGGATCGGCGTTGCCTCGAATCTCGATTGAGCAATCACCGTTCGTCGTCGGCCAAGACTGAGGCAGTGCGAAAGCCCAATACTGAGCCAGCTCATGGGTCGCATAATTCTCAACCCTCGAAAACTGGATCTGATTGCGGATATTCGCTCGCCCGATGTTACGCTGATAGGTCGCACGAAGAGCCGGGACCACCTGAACATTTCTGACGTGTTCAGGCAGCCTCGGCTCAAATTCCATGTCGTGGGTCCAGTCGATCAACTCGACCCCACCTAGCGTAACTTTGATGCTAGAACATAGCCTTGCCACTGTGGTTCATCGGTTACTCGAGATTATCCACAGTGATCGTGCCGAGAGCAGCAGCATCCAGAACGGGGAAGGTGATCTGCGGGCGGACAATGCCGCGCTCGAAGTTCATTCCCTGAATGGTTGCGCTGGTCCAGAATTCGACATCGAGGATGGTGTCGCCATCAGCAACATCGAGCTGCTTCAGCCAGACCCAGCCCTCGACTTCATAGGCTCCCGCCATGACCTGGCCGGCGACCCCGGCAGTCAACTGGCCGGTTCCGAAGAGCAGTTCATAGGCGAGAAGATCGAGCTTGCTGAACGTGGCAACAAACTCCGTGCTCGCCTGCGTGACGACTGATCCCTTCTTGACGTAGGCTCCATTTGATCCTGGCGCGTAGGACTCGTCCTTCTGCACGTCAACATTCGAGGTGATTCCCTCGCAGTTTCCGAGCTCATAGGCGGTCCAGTTTGCGGCTGGATCGTGATCCGGTTTTGCGGTGATCGAAACCGTCGTGGCGTCGACCGTCGTCCCCTCCCGGATGAAGTAGACAAAATTTCCAACTCCTTGAGGCATGATTTTAGATGGTTATTGTTATGTTAAGACTGAGAGCGATTGACCAATCACCCGGTAGACAAAGAAAGGCTTGGGCACCTCGGATAAACGGAAGGCATCCTGGAAGGCGTATTTGAAACGAGTCTCTCCAGACGGGAACGTCTCGAAGATCAGGTCATCGAGCTTCACGATGATTTCGGCCACCACGTCCTCAACATCTCGAAGTTGAGCTACCACCGGCGAGCCATCAGAGAGAGTGAGGAAGTCACTGTCCCTTTCGGTGACGTTGACCTTCTCGCCCCATGGGTTGATCCAGAGATCAGTGACGATGGAGAGCCGCTTCGCTGGGTCGCGGTCCTCGTCGCCTTTGGTGAGTCGCTCGATGGAAACGAAAGCCGCCAGCCCTTTCAGCTTGGACGCCACATGCGAAGACATGTGGCCAGGCTCCAAGGGCCGGAATGGATACACGTGCTCTTGATTGTCAGCGAAAGCTGACGTGTCCTTGATCGCAGAGACGATCACCTCTTTGAGCACGGCAAGCGTCATCAGAAGTCGAGCTTGATCTCTCCGCCGTAGCAGAAAGAAGCGTTCCCCCCGGTTACAGATTCACCGTCTGAACTATTCGTTTCCGTTGTCGTCGATGCCTGGCCGGGCGTGATGTGATAGTGACCGCGTGCCGTGTCCCGAAGACGCTGGATGGCGATCTCGTAGGACTGGCGGCGGCTTTCGTTCATCACAAGATCGGCGCCGGCCAATCGGCCAGCGACTTTCTCCACGGCGATGACGATCGTCGTATCCTTCAACTCGGGCGGGATCAGAGTCGTATCTGAGTCCCGCTCGTTTTCTTTGATATATCCGCGAACCTCGGCCAAGGCCAGAGCGATCCCCGCGGTCACGGGGTCGCTCTGGCCATCTGCTAGATCGTAGGTGCTGACGCCATCATATTCGGGGCTTGAGAGCCTCGACTTGATGTCATCTGCGCTGATCGTGACCCAGGCCATTACTTGTCGGGAGAAGCGTTATTTCTTGGCGGTTCCAGAGGATTTGGCTGCGGCCTTCTTTGCGGGAGCTTTCACTTCCGGCTCCGTGGCCGTTTCCTTTTCAGCGGTTTTCACTTCCCGCTCCGTGGCCTTGGCCTCTTTCGGGGCAGGCTTCAGTTGCTTGAAATAAACTCCGCACTTCGTGACGCCGTTCTTGGGATCGAGCTTCACCCGATCACCTTTCTTGAGCACTTCGCACTCTTGCGTTACGAATTCCTCGCTCGTCACCTCATACTCTTTCAGGTCAGCCATTTCTCAGTCCTCCTGATGTTAGGTGAGCACGCTTGTGAGTTTGCGAACCAAGGTGGATCCCGTCTTCTTCACGTCCGTGTTGTGACGCACGGTGTGGATGTCCGATCGGATGTCTTGGTCTCGGTGACTCTCGACGATCACGTCGATGTCATCTTCCATTCCACTGTCCTCGGCCCAGACGAAGGTCCGGAAGGCGTTGGGGGCCTCGAGGTCTGCGGTGTTGTTCACGTGCGCCAAGACCACCGTGTCACCCCAGATTTGGGACAAGGAGGAGGTCAACCCTTCCTCGGCGGTGTCGTGATACTCGCCCGCGATGATGACGTTCGGAATCCGGAACACGCGAGCCAGGTCTTCCGCTCCAAGAACCGCGACCTGCGAATACTTGAAGAGATCGACCAACGTGGAGTGGTAGAAGAGAACCTCTGCCACTTCGCGAGTCAGAATCATCGTATTGGCGTCGATCCCCGAAGCATCGCGCAGTGCGGTCCGCTGTGTTTTGATGTCAGTGATCGGCGTTCCGCCTGCGTCCCACTTCGTGGAGGGCGTTGCGCTTCCAACCGACCCATCGTCAACCAGAGCCTTCACTTCCAGCTCGTGGTTATAATGGATCACAGACATGGCGCGACGGATAGCCGCCTGGTCAGCGTCAAACTGGGAGCGGTATTTCTTGCGCTCCGTGTCGTCGATTTTGACGGCATGGCCCTTGTCCTCACAGTTGTAGGTGTCACTCGACAGAGTGATGGAGCTGTGAGTGTAAGGCGTGCCTGGCGCACGCATGATGTTGGTCGGACGGCGAAGCAGGTTCTCTTTCGAGAAGATCGGATACTTGGCCGCCTGCTCACCAGTGCGGAACATCGGAGCCAGCGCATGGCCAGCCCATTGAGTGCCATCATTCCAGTGCTCATACGCAAGCTGCGACAAGACTGGATTGAAGGTTGCGGTAGTGCTTACAGACATTGTTTATTGTCTCCTTTTCTCAGGTAAATGGTTAGGACGCAGCCATGAGGTCATGCGCAATGAGAACATCGAGGATGTCGTTGATGGCGGAGCGGGCCTCAGCGTCTTGAGTTGCTCCACCGGAAGGATCAGCGATGAAGGTGCTTTCGGCAGCCTTGTGCTCAACGGTGTGCGGGATGGCAAGGAACCGCTGATCGTCAGCCGTGTTCCCCTGGTAGAGCGAGCGGCCAAGGACGATCCCTGAGCCAGCGCTTCCAACGGGCGCCACTTTGCCTCCAGCCGCCGCGATGAACTTGCCGCCCTTGGCGATCACGCCATTGGCAACGAATCGAGCGGTGCCAGGCTGGCCCAGCAGGCGGATTCGGACATATTCAGAATCAGCAGAAAGGCGGCCCTCATAGGTGCCGATTGCATTTGCTGCGGTGGCCAGAATCTTGCAGGTGTCCTCGGCGGTGCCGAGCTCCACAAGGTAGCCTTCCTTTCCGCTGAGTTGGCCCGCGGTCTCCTCCTTGAGAGTGATATAGGGGCCTTCAGTTACTCCAGTAGTGTTCATGGTAGTCTAAAGTCGTTGTTGTTTGTCGGTTAGTTTTTGGACGACCGATGAGCCTGGAGAATGGCCTGGGTCGCTTCGATTTGAAGCGCTGCGCCTTCCTGACCGAGCCCCATTTGGGTGTGATAGTCCTGGTAAGATTGGGTTCCCATCTGGCGGATGGCATCGCCCACATTTTTGGCCTTGCCTGCCTGCACGAGATCGCGAGCACGTTCGAGCAGCGATTTGTCGCTATCGTCGATATCCTCTGCGGGGCCGGCCTTGGCCGCCTTCACGACGGGCTTTTCCAAGTCAGAGGCAGGAATGCGATTCATGATCGCCTTGGCCGTCTCGGGGCTGGATAGGAACTGCTCGCGCATCGAGGCCTTGAAATCCTCATCCTTCGGCTTGATGCGCCCGGCCTTTACGTGCTCCTCGATGAAAGCATCAGCTTGAGCTTCCTTCATGGCTTGCACTTGCGCCAGGGCGTCTTCTTTCTCCTTCTTAGCGGTTACGAGGGCCGCTTGAAGGTCCTTGTCTTGCTCTTTGGAACGGGAGGCGGTGATATGCTCGGCAATCATCGCCGCGGCCTTCTCAGGATCCTTGGCTTGCTCTGCGGTAATCACCCCCAGCTCCACGAACTTGGTTAGGTCCATTGGTTTCTGTGTTGGTGGTTGCTTGGGTTCTTTCGCAGCCCTCTTGGCGGCGATAGATTCGATGCTCTCGAAGGCCGGATCGCTCACCAGCCCGCCGATTGCTTTGCTTGATGGGTGTAGCCCTAACGGTTTACCCTCCGGGGAGAGGAGAAACTCAGGGGAGAAAAATTGAAGCTCTTTGTCTTGGATCGATTGCTTGGCCGCCGTGGTCCATTCGGACTCACAGATGAGCCCTCGCTCTTCATCCCAAAGGAAACGTTTAGGATGGCCCGCCGCTCGGCCTCCCTCATGCAGGTAATCGAAGAACGGGGGAACGTTTTGCGCTTGAAGGGCCTCGAGGTCCGCCTGGAAGACCTTCTCGATGCCGGCTTCCACAACCACCTCACGAGTGGCGGTCTGACCGTTCACTTTGGCCGTGATCGTGTGCCGCCCTTTGGGAAGATACTGGATCAGCCTTTTCGGCTCTTTGGAGTCGGACGCAATGAGTGCCGTCGCAAATCCAGCCTGAATGAGATCGCCCTGCATGGTATCTCCCACCAAGGACTGAAAACAACCCTGCGGAAAGGCTGGCAAATGGGCGTTGCTCGGCCTACCATCTCAAGAATGAGCGACTCTCAGTATTCAGGAGCCCGAATCAAATTTCGCTGCGGTGAGAAGGATTATGATATCAAGGTTAAGGAAGAAGACGCTTCCATATCCATTGACCAAGAAGTCTGCTACAAGGATGAGGATGGCATTTATTACTCACTGACAAGGGACAATGATGGCAACGATGCTCTCCGGTATTGTGTTCTGCCCGAATCAAGAGCGGAGATGAGGTTGAAGGCAAAGATTGAAGATCCTCGCCCACTTCTTCTGAGGACCCCCCGGACAGTGGATGTCACTATCGAACTGGCGGGATCGGAAATCTTGGGCCATTTAAAATCGGTTTACTCAGATGGCCATATCGAGGTTGTTGCCCGCACTCTCACTAAAATCCGAGCGTTTGATCTACCTGCCGGGTGGAAGCGCCCCAAAGACTGGATCCCCCAGATGCTGATGCCATTGCCATCTGAGTGTGGGGAGTGGGCGACGGGCTAACGGGCAAGTTCAGAGTTGACCGACAAAATCGGGGCTCAGCTCTGAACTTGACGATTCGGTGGCAGGACATTCGCGAATGTCTCAGTTTTCGGTCCCGTAAACGGTTTACGGGAGTCAAATCGTTTGACGTCAACGGACGTCAGAGAGCCCCTTCCAGCTCCTGAGCCATCGCCTTGATGAAAGGCTCAAGGAAGACGTCATCGACCGGGAGAGCCCCTGGCCATTTGGGATGCGTGACCGAGCGCTTCAGCGCGTAGGCGGTCTTCGCCGGCGTGCCCTTCCGCTCGACGAACATCAGCACGTCTTTCCCGCGTGGCCGAAAGAGGCGGAATCCCGT